TCAGTTAGGCGAATGATCCCGTACGCTGAACCGGACCACACCCCACACCTCGAACGTATCGCCCTCCATGATGTACCGCGACGGGTACTTGGGGTTCTCCGACCGCAGGACCAGCACGCCGTGCTCATGGCACATGCGCTTGCAGACCGGTTCGCCGTTCACCGCCGCGATCACGATGTCGCCGTGCTTGGCCTCGACGCTTCGATCAACGACCAGCAGGTCGCCGGAGTATATCCCGATACCCTGCATGCTCTCGCCCTCGATCTTGACCAGGTAGGTCCAGGGCGCACGCACCTGCATCAGATCGTCCAGGCTGAGCTGGGGTATGTCGTCGATTTCGAAGTCAAGGGCGGGGTTCATTGGCGGGGCCTCCATACTGTATGAATGAACAGTATGGTAGTGACCCGCAATGGGGCCGGCAACTGCCGACAAGCGGGGCGTGCTAGTGCAGCGGGGGCAGTTTGTTGCCCATCAGCTTGGAGACGGTGCGAAGCTGGTAGTCAGAAACCGCCTGGGCCAAGGACTCGGAATGGAGCCGCAGCCGCTCTACTTCCTCGGCCGGCGCGCCATAGTCCCTCGCCTCCCAGTACCGCTTGAGGGCTTCCATCGACTGTTCAACCAGCGGTTCGCCTGCCTCAACGGCAGCGGCAAATTCATCCTTGTCCATCGGGGATACCCTTAGAAGGTGCTGCCAGTATAGGCCTATTGGGATACCACCATGAAAATAGCGCTGACGTTTGGCACCGCTACCGTCGCACCCAGCAGCACCTCGGCACCCAGCAGTTGAACGGTATTGCGCTGCGACAGCTGGGCGGTGAAGCCCGTCGCCGTGCTTGATACAAGCGTCCACACCTGGTTGGCGCTGGCCGGGGGCGGTGTTTGCACGCTAGGCGCGAGGGTGTAAGCCGTACTGTAGGTGACCACCACCTGACCTGCCGCGTTGGTGGTGCCGGTGTAGGTTTCGATCCGGCGCGCCACCGGCAATGTTGCCAGCGATCCATCGCCACGGATGTACTGGGCTTGGGTTCCGGCGGGCGTGTTGAACTTATTGGCCAGGCCTGAGGATAGCGCACCGGTCGTGGCGTACCCGGACAGCGCCGACTGGTTCACCCCGTCCTGAATGCCGTAACCGGCCAGGGTTGTCGGTGTCGAAGTGATGGTCGACCATGCCTGCGTGTGCGCTGCTGGGGCGAAGGTGGTCGGAATGCCGGTCAACGAGGCATAGGTGCCGGCCGTGGCCACCGCTGCCAGGGCTGGCTTGTTGTCGATCACCGCTACCCCTGTGGTGGCGTTCCAGTCAGCCCGGACCTGGGCGGCGGGGATGCTCGGGAAGCTTGCCAGGGTGCCGTCGCCGCGCAAGTACTGGCTGGCGGTGCCTGTAGGAGCGGACAGCTTGCCGTCGAGTTGTGTCTGGAGGCCAGACACCAACGGCACGGTGGATGGGTATGCCGTTGGTTTATCGGTGATGGCTGGCCAGGACACCGCCGCGGGCGGAGTGGATGCGGTCAGCGCTCCATTTTGCACGGACAGGCCTGGGCCCAATGTCCAGAATGTTGGCAGCTGGGTGGCACCCACATATCCCATGATGCCGTTGGCACCGTTGAGCGGCACACTGGCTAGCCGCGCCGGGGCAAGCCCCGTATTATCGGCGTTGCGCTGAGAGAGCACGATGTCGTTTGCCGCGCCAAGGGCTAGGGCGGGCAGCAGCAGGATCAGGGACAGGATTCGCTTCATGAGGTGAGCACTCGAGACCAGGTGAGATTGCGGTTGCAGACGTAGGCGGCGTTGTCGCCAGGCGAAAGCATGATGTCGGCGTTGTTGACGGTCATGCCGTCGGCAGTCATGTGGCAGGTCCACACGCCCTTGGTGCTGCCCACAAAGCAGCGCTGCCCCGGGTAACCCTTGGGCATGATGACTGTGAGCATTTGCAGGTCGCCGGCCGGGGCCAGGTTCAGGAAGATCTCCTTGCGGTCGGTCGCGGGCACCGTGATTGTTTGGCCCTCGGTGGGCACAACGTCCATGACCATGGGGTCGAGCATGGCCATTGCGCCGGACTCGTCTGCGTTGCTGGCTGGCTCGATCATGGTTGGTATACCTGAACGCATAAGCGCCCTGCTTTGGAGAACATATCGCCCTGGCAGTACACCCAGACGTTCGTGTCGGCGGCCGTCTTGACCGGGTCGCTGCCTCGGTACGTCTCGAAGCCGTGCAGATCGTCGCCGCCATCCATCGGCGGTCGTTCCATCGACTCCCAGACCAGGGCTGGACGGCCGTTCTTGTTCTGCACCATGAGCCTTTTCCCCAATTCAAGGCCGGCCACGTTTCTCAGGTTGAACCATGCGCCGGCGGGCGGGCGTACGTCAGGGATCATGTGTATCTCCTTTGGTTGAATCAAAGTCAGCGGCATGCGGCAGCGGCTGCCGCCAGTTCCTTCTCGAATCCGATGCGCTGCCTGCGCTCCGCCAGCAAAGCCCTGACCTTAACCTCAAGGCTATCGGTCTTGCGCAGGCTGTCGGCGGCCCAGGGCGGCACGGCCACGTCGGGCGCGCGGCATGGCACCTGTACGGGAACCTCGACGCGCACGGTGCGGAATTCCGGCTCGACGCGGGATGCGCAGCCCGCCAGCAGCAGCACGGCCAGCAGCAGGGGCTGGGTCTTCATAGGCCAAGCTCCTTGTCGATGATCGAGGTGGCAGCCGTGCACTGGTCGCCACCGGTGCGCTCCTGCTGGATGCGGTTGGCGGCCTGGTAGTCGGGCTGGGCACTGGCGCGCGCATCGGCTACCGCCTTTTCGGCGGCGGCCTGGCGCTGCTGGGCGGCCAGCTGCAGGTCGCCCAGTGCCTTACCCTGCTCATTGACCAGGGCGACTAGGCTGTCGCGTGCCTGCTGGCACTGGCCTACCTGCTGCGACAACTCAGCATTTTCGGCGCGGGCCTTCTGGATCTGGCCGTGCTGCCACCAGATAAAGCCGGCGGCGGCCAGGGCCATCAACAGCCAGAGCGGCATGGCCTTCAATGCCGCAAGAGAGGCGTTCATGCTGGCATCGCCTTGAGGGCTGCTGCGTGGTTCCGCTTGAACTTCGCTCGCAACTCGTCAGGCTGGCGGGCATATGCGCCTGGGCGCCAAGTGCGCAGGTACAGGTCCCAGGCGCCTTGCTCATCAGTAGCGGCCGGCAGTGGTTTCGGATCTGTCCAGATCAGCAGGCGCGCCAAGGCAGCAGCCAGGATAGGGTCGCGGCCGATTGCCTGATAGATGGCCTCAGCATCGAATGCAACGCCTCGGGCCCGGCATACGTCTTGGGCCAAGGCCTTAGATGCTGGGTGAGTCATGACGCCCTTCACCCCGCCGCCCTTCTCGAACTGATAGTCGCCACGGGCAGGGCCGCCTACCTGCTGCTCGTAGCGCTTGGGATTCTCCTGCAGGTTGATGGCGTAGAGCAGTACGCGGGCCGGGCGAATGCCCATCTGTGGGGGTAGCAGGGCCAGGCCTTGGCGGATGTCGTTTTCTATGGGCATGTTTTCTCCAGGCGAAAAAAACCCGCGCTGGGCGGGACCTTTTTCATTTTTTGAATACTAGGTAAGTCTTATTTTCAGAGTTCCAGCGGTATGATATATACCGTTTACTGGAACTCCTGCCGAAGCCGCAGCAGAATCTGATGAGTAGTTTCTAGCGATTATTGCCACCGTTCCAGTTGAGCCTTTGCCCTGCAAAAGAAGATGAAGGTTTGAATCTGACCCCTGCGGTGAAATCCGGGGCATGTCACCCGCTGCAGAACCTCTAAACTCTATCCAGTTGACGGCACCCAGCGGGTTAGTGGCTACAATTGATCTAGAGTTTCTGGACCTCAATACAACGTCTGCTGCTCCTTTCGCTCGAATCTCTGCAATGATATCCGCTGCCTGACCGTAAGGCTCTAAGTACGATCCATCTACCGACTCCCTATATCCTACACTTCCCTCAAAGTTGTTAGATCCTCGGGTAAGAGTAGGTGCACAAGAATCTGCCACCTGTAATGGTGCAGTGACCCCCTTGGTGGTATTTCCCATTAGGACGCCGTTGGTTCCGCTTCTCTCTGCCCCGTCTGTAAACAAGAAGCCTACCGGGATTGGGGTGGCTACGAGAAAGGAATCGGTAGCGTCTGCAGGTGCTGACAGGTTTACCTGAGTGCTACCGGTAAGCGTGTAGCCCGAAGTCATGAGCACGTTATTCTTGTAGATACGTACAGTGCTTGGGTCAAACGCCTGGCTAGTTACAAGTGTAGTCTGACCGGCGACCAGGTTGCCCAGGTTGGACACAAAGCGTTCTTCTGCTTGAGTAGCCTTACACGCCATGAAGGTGACGTTAGGCGAGGCGGCTTTGAACGCGGTACTCCTAGCTGCCTTAACTTCAACCCCGATAAGCTTAATCCCCTCGCCAGTACCGTTGCCTGTTACGGTGTCGCTGGTCGTGAAACCGATTGGGCAGTTCTCGATGATCCCGCTAACAGCCGAGATACTGGAGCCTTCCATGATGTCCAGGCCAACAGACCCTATACCGGCAGCGTTGCCGCTGTTGATGTAGAAGTTGGTTATGGAGGACTTATCTGCTCCAACTCGGTGGTCCGACACCTTAAACACTCCGGTACTGAACCGGATACCTCGGTTGTTCTTGCCTAAGACGTAGAAATCTCGGCAGACAACGTTGTTGATATGGACCAAACCACGGATGTCTAAGCCCGCGCTCTCTGTTCCGCTTGTTTGGCCGTACTTCTCACAAATACCGTTCTCGATTGTGATACCGATAGGGTACAGGTTACCGTTAGGTCGTGCCTTATGGTCCAAGGCATCCTGTGCGGTATTGTAAATGTGGAAGTTGGAAATGCGATTGTTCAGGTACAGCCCTATTTGCATACCTAGCCCGTAGCTTGTTGTGTCGAAGATACGGAAATAGTCAAGGACCATATCACGCATCCACACATCGAGGCTAGATGCTTGGATCTGGACTCCCTTGCCACCCTGGACCCCGATGTTACGGAGACCGCCACCTTTCTGCATATCATACAGAACGACCGTAATCCTGTTAGGCGAGCTAGGGTTAATGATAGTAGTTACATTGGGGCCTTCCCCGACTAATGTAACACCACTCTTTAAGATGATGCAGCCCTGTGTAGTCAGAGGCTCTAGAGTATAACTACCATCAGCTTTGATCTGGACTGTAGGCCCTGTCTCCTTGGTTTGGGATGCTATGACGTTCTTAGGAACGAACAAATCCCCGCCGCCGAGATCGTGCACAGAGTTGATAGCCGCCTGCAAAGCATCCGTGGAGTTGACCATGAGGCTTTCCACGACACCCCACCATCGGCTGTCATACATACCAGTGAACTGGCGGACGTAAACGTCTCCCCCGCTAGTGATGATTACCGTGCCGCCGTTATCGGTATATCCAGACACTGCACCGACGTATTCAAATACTCCGCAGAATCCGGGTTTGCGGATTGCAACTTGAGGATACCTCTTAGTGCTAGCCCTCATTTGTGCGTAGGTTTCGTATACTCCTCCTACCCAGGCAGGGTCAATAGTTCCGTCCAAATCTGCCTTTGGTATTCCTTCAGGCTTCGGTGAATCCGTTATAAGAGATTCTAATTCCTCTATTGCCTGAAGGCTGTCATTGGCCTTCCAGCCTACCTCTCTATAAATGTACTCTGTCTGGTTCTCGGTGTTGAAGTAGCGATCGCCAAGCTGGAGAGGAAGCCCGTTGTCGCGCACGTATGGGGGTGTAGCTGATGGCGCCAAAAAACCCGCGGTTCGATTGGTAGCAATGTCAGCCGCTTCCTCAGCCGCACGCGCGGCTTCGTTGGATTCCTCCAGAGCTTTCTCAATGGCGGTTGCCGAGAGAGCGGTCTTGCCCGTATTTACTGCGGTGCCGCTCTGGTTCTGCCATACCGTATAGATTTCATCGGCATCGTTCGATTGCACCAGGAAGATACCTTGATCCGCTGTGGCTGCCAGGCCAGCCGCCACGGTAGGGTAGATGGTCGTGGAGATGCTGATCTTGTCAGCGGCATCTTGCTGGATCTCCAGCACGACCTGCTTCAGGTTCTGGATGTCGCCCGACTGGGTGGGGATCTGATCGGCGTTTGCTGCATCGTTTGCGAAGCGGAAAACGATGTTGCTGCCGACTTCCGCGCGCACGGTCGCGGTCTCAAGGCGCTGAGTTTGATCAGCCATGTCATTTCCTTTGGGCAAGTTGGTAGAGCGCGCATGGGCGCGGTCAGCGAAACGGTGTGTTAGGAGATCCAGCCGCCTGAGAAGAAGCTGCTGGTATCGTTGATGAGCATGTCGGCGACGGCATCGAAGATGGTGTCGACCTGGTCGTCATGGTCGTGGCTGTCGTCGGCCGTGAAAGCTGCGGCCTCTGTGAGGAACGTCGTTACCCACTCAGTGGTGCACAGGTCCTGCCCTCGGTGATCCTTGACGTGCGTGATGGGCTTGCCCTGCTCGTCGTAGATCGCAGGCACGAATACCCGACCTGATTTGAACCACGGCACGGCGTCCATGCATCGGGTGACCTTGTTGGCTGCCGGTCCGCGCGGCTGGGGCTCGATCTGGATAGAACCCTTCTTGCTGATGGTCTGGATCAGGCCGGTGCCGCTGGACTTGTCCTCGACGCGCATGTAGCGCAGGGCTGCCGGCCGGAATTGGTCCCACGGCTTCCAGCGTTCCCAGACGCGCAGCGCCTCGGCCTCCAGGTCGCCGGCGTCCCACTTACCGCGCACGATCTCGATTATGTAGAGGTTCCCGTCCACGCCCAGGCCGCAGTGGGCGAACACCGAGAAGTCGTGCTGCTCACCGGTCTTCTGTGCGGTATCCACGTAGACCCCACGCCAGACCAAGAACGGCAGTTGCTCGTAGGTCTTGAACCAGTCGGGGTCGATCATGCCGCCAGTAAGCGCCACAGGCTCCTGCTGGTACTGGCTGACCATGGTGTAGGCATCTTTGTCCCACAAGGCCATCAGATCGTAGACCGATTCCTTGGCAGGCCAGTAGGACCAGTATTCGACGCCGCCACGCACGACTGAGGGGCCGCTGAACACGTCGCGCTCGGCGTGCTCGCGGATCTCCGGCGGCAGACTGGCGATGTACTCGCGTGTCACCAGGGCCGGGACCTTGATGTGGGCGAAATCCAGGCCCATGCCACCCTTGAGCAGAAATCCGGACACGTCGTCCGTGTGCAGGCGCTGCTGGGTGCAGATGACAGGGGTGTCAGGCGACGCACGGCGGCTTCGTAGCGTGTTGGTGACAATGCGCTGGGCCTTGGCCCGCATGGTCGCGGAAAACGCGCTGTCGGCCTTCTCTGGGTCGTCCAGGTTGATAAAACCTGTGAAGTCCTTGGAGATGTAGCCGCCCCGGCAGCCGGTGATCTGGCCGCCCGTGGAGCGGCTGAACAGCTGGTGCCGGGTACGGCCCTTGCCGTCGATCAGCGACCAGTTCTCGACATCTGCCTTGCCCATCGAGACGGGCCAGAGCTCCTGGTACTCAGGGCTGGAGACGATCGACCGGATGCGGCCGGAGTTCTCCACCACCAAGGAGTTCGAGTAGGAGACGTTCAGCGTGCGCGTACGGTCGCGCACGGTCATGGCGTAGGCTGGGAGGTGGATTGACCAGTACTCGGTCTTAGTGCCACCTGGCGGCATGTTGAACACGACGTTCTTCAGATCGCCGCTGAGCACGCGCAGCGCGGTGTGGTCCATGTATCGGTGGTGCCAGTTGCAGAGCATTTTCATGCTCTGGTTCAGCTGGAACCACACCCTCATGAACGAAAGCGGCGAGTGCTCACTGATGCTTTTGGCGGCCTGCTTCTCCTCGATGCTCATGGCTTCCCAATCGAGGAGTGCTGTCATAGGCGTGCCAGAACGGACTCAAGGGCTTCCTGATCCACCTTGACCGTGGACTTCGTCTCGATGGGGGCGCCATCCTTGCCGGTCAGTTCGACAATCTGCTTGTCCAGACCCAGGAGCTTGGCTTTGCCCATCGAGGCCGTGACCATTGCCGATGCCTTACCGGTTTCCTTACCGAGCAGTCGCGCCTCTTCCAGCTCAGCCAGGAGCGTGTCCACGGTGATTTCGTGACGTTCCATGACCTTGATCCTTAATTCTTCGATGCGTGCTTGAACGAGAGGGTTTTGCAGGAGGTTGTAGCCCTCTCGCTGGGCTGTTTTGTCGGCCATGTTGGCGGTGTTGTAGGACCGCCGGTAAGCCTCGGAGGCGTTCCCGGTCTCGACATAGGCGAGGCAGAAAAGCTCCATCTTGTCGGTGAAGCGTCTCTTTGCCTTGCGTTCCATATCTCACCTATGGGCTGATCAGTTTCCACTTGTAGCCGACCCACTTCGGCAGCTTGCCGGCGGTGAAGATCGGGGGCTTGGTTTCAGTGCACCGGGCAGGCAGCAGCCAGTTGCCAGGCACTTGAGGGTCGCGTTCGGCTATTGTCTCGCCGAGGTAGAACCCGTTGATGTCGTACTGGTAAACGGTTTTCTGGTTCATAGGTAGCGAATCCATCTGACCTGGGCGCCGTTGGTTGACCGCGCTTCTGAGCCGCCGCTGGAGTTGACGCTCACGGTGTGGGTGTGGGCGCCTGCTGAGTTGGTGGTCTTGTTATCAGAACCGAAATAGTTCTCGTCGCCATAGACGGCGTTTCGCTCGTCCACAACGCCCGCACGGTCGCGCAACAGGTTGACCGTGTGGCTGTGCAGACCCGCCGAGTTAGTGGAAGCACCATGCGTGTGAGCAAGGTTCTGGCTTGGCTGCGGGATGCCGTCGAGAACGCGGCCGGTGTCAATACCCCGACCGTCATCCAGACAGCGGGGGAACAGGGCGCGCCAATCGGGAATCCTGAACTCCAGGCTTGATTCGCCGCCGATGTTGTATTTTTTGCCGACCTTGGCGTAGAGCTTCGGGTATGCGGAAATCAGCAGGACAGAACCCACACATTTAAGCCACCCAGGGTCAGGCGAATCGTTGTGAGAAACGTCCATGTAGCAGCCGACAGGGAAGCTTGAGTAGAGGCTCGTCCCTACTAGTCGCCAGTAGGTGGGGCTCGATGCCGGCGGATTGCCGGCGTTGTTGTTGGCGACCGATTCGTAGAACAGCCCATCCTCGGGCGTGTAGCACGGGGCGCCAACGGAGTAGATCGCCTGGGGGTGATACTGCATGACACCCTTGCGCTCGAGATCCTGCAGCGCAGAGTCAACCCGGTTGTGCCACCAGTTTTCCTGGCCCGCGCGCGGCGCGTCCTTGTCCTGTCCGCCCTCCCAGCCCGTATTCTGGCGGGCAGCATCCGGGGTCTTGAAGGTGTTGTCGTTGTCCTGGGTCTCGACCCCTTGCGCCCAGCGCGTGTTGAAAGGCTCTCTTGCCATCAGGAAACGTCTCCAGGCAGGGTGAAGTTGGCGTAGTTGAAGATCAGGCTCGATGTGCGCTCGATCTCGTCTATGTTGGTCGGCAGCACGTAGATCTGCCCGATGCGCGTGCCCTGCGGCCTGGGGATCAGGTCGAAGTTCTCGAGCAGGAACTGGGTGGTGTTATCCAACTCGGAGGCGATGCCGATATCGAACGACTTGTCCCCGTTGCTGTTCAGGGCGGTGACCTTGACCCCTATAACCACTTCGAGCAGCTTGATGATGCTGTCGCTGGTGCCGTCGCTGACGTTGCGGGCGATCTTCGCCTTGATCAGCTTGCGGTACAAATCATTGTTAAGGGGCGCATCAATCGACGCGCCGTCGCCGATGTAGGGGGCGACGTTGTAGTTGGTGTAGTTGTCGTTGCCGGCATAGCCGAACACGTCGTAGGCCGCGCCGCGCAGTATTGGCCGTGGCACGCCAACGATGCGCCCGATCACGTCGAGGTCCTCACCGGTTACCGCATCTACGTCGTAGCCGGCGTAAATCTGACTGATTGGCTGCTCAAGCCGCTCATTGGCCACCGTGGGCGAGAGCGTGAGCCAGCGCGTCATGCGCTGCTTGCCACGGTACTGATTGATGATCCTGCGCCTGGCGCGTGCTACGTGGTCCATTTTCATAGCGGTACCGACACGGTGATGTTGTCAGGATCGAAGGTGGCCAGCTCTGCGATGCCTGGCTGAATGGGCGTTACGCCCTGGCTGCCAGCGCTGCGGCCGATGGTCAGCGTGGTGATGTAGCTGTCGCCGTATTGCCCGAGCACCTTGTTGACCGGGGTGTACAGGCGGCCCACTGGCACAATCTCGCCAATGTCGTAGCCGCCCTGGTTGAACCCGGTCACCTCGTCATCTGCGAACAGCTTGCGGGTCGAGTCTTCGACGATCGCGTCCTTGATGCGCTGCTCGATATCGCTTGGCAGGTTCCCTTTTCTCTGGACAACCACATTTACGTAAATGGGCAGCGCGACTGCCCGCTGGAAGGTCATGGTCTCGGTGTTGCCAGTTGAAGGCGACACGATCTTGACCTTGACGCCGCTGGCACCGGGCGGATCCACCCAGGTATCGGTCTTGGTGCTGTAGCGCGGATACATGGGTGTGCCGGGGTTGTACTTGGAGTACATGGCCAGGCCGATGTCCTGGTCTGAGCCTCCGTTCACGATCAGGGCAATGGCCGTGTAGGGGATGCCATCGGGATCGACTGGATCGTCGCTGGAGTTTTCCAGAATGCGCACGTCCGTGACGCCGGCAACGTTGGCCACGGCCGCCTGCATGTTGTCCTTCATGTTGCTGCCGGGCAGCGACACGGACTTGTTCCTGCGTGCACGGAAATCCACGTCGGATTCCGCATCCTCGCCTGGTGCAGCGGCGGCATTGGTCACGGATGCCCAACCAGGATACGGCGTGCCGATCACCGTCAGCTCACCGGCCGCAGCCAGCACACGCCCGGGTGTAACGCAGGTGGCAAACCCGCTTGCGGTCTGCGAGACCCCGACCACGATGGCGGCAGTGGTCAGCCACAGCGTGTTGTCGATCCTGCTGCGGATCTGGGAATTCGCGGGAAGCACAAGTCCGGCCGTGCCAGTGATGGTTACCGGCGCCACTGAGTAGGTGGCATCCCGGATAGCAACACCCGAAATCTTGCCGATGTTGCGCAGAGCCTCACCGGTGGCGCTGTCGGGATCTTTGGCCCGGTAGGCGGCCACGATTCCTTCGTCCAGGTTGGCCAGCATCTCGGCATCGATGCCCAGCTTTTGCCCGTCAGGTGCGTCTGGGTCGAGGTTCCAGTCAGGGTCGATAGCCAGGGTGCGCGTCTTGAGATCGGCCAGGTAGTCGTTGAGCGATGAGCCGGTTATGCCCTGATCGGTGATTTTTGCCATTAGACGATTGCCTGTACAAAGTTGATGTCTGCACTCTCGCCCGAGGCGCTGGTGATGGTTGCGGTCACTGTCAATTGCCGGGTCACCGCGTCAGATGTCACGCTGAACGCGGTCATTCCTACGCAGCCCGGAGTAAGCAGGATGCGGCGCCGGATGATCGATTCGCGGGTTGCCAGGCGCGAGCCTTTGCCCAGGACGCCCCCGAACCAGTCGGTGCCGTCTGTGGTGTCGAGAAACCACTCACCCAGGAAGAACTTGAGGCGGGTGCGCACGTTTTGCGCGACCTCTTCGGCTGAGTAGCCAGTCAGGAGCTTGTCCTGGCCCATGGCCAGATCGCCGCTGGCGTCGAGCTTGCGGACGGTCATGGGATGGGTACTCCGCTTGTGCCGTTGCCAGACTGGACGCCAGAGGTCCTGTGCTTGGTGAGGCTTATCTGGCCGGCGACCACGTCGTTTGGGGTCGTCACCAGGCTGGCCGGGGTGATCCTCACGCCATTGATGTTGACGGTGCCGCCTGGCTCGATGGTGATGAAGCCGGCCCCGTTGCTCATAGACACGGTCTTGTCGTCTTTCAGCCAGGCGTAAACGGCGCCTGTGTTATCGCGCATACGGATGCCGTCATTGGCGAAGTCGGTGATCGCTCCGGGTACAGAGCGCACACCTGGGACGAAGTAGGCATCGTTGATCGAGAAGCGGCGCGGCTCTGATTTGGCGGCCACGCCTCCCTGGTCAACCCAGGAGTCGATGCACTCCTGCGAGAACATGATCGAACCCTCCACGCCTTCCGCCACCCGGCATTCCATCGTGCCGCCCGTGGCGCCCCAGAACTGGACCGGGACACGGACGATTGGCCGGCGAGGCTCGGCACTGCCCAGCCTGTCCTCAAGCATCAAGCCTATTTGCACCTCAGCCAGCTGGGTAGCCGGGTCGAAGCTCAGGACATGGCCTGGAACGCTGGTTCTGACGTTGTCCTTGAGGTACTCGCCGAAGATCTCGCGCAGCATCTTCGCGAACTGCTCCCGCGTGCGGGATGCCATAGGATCTATCATCGCCCGGCCCTCACCGAAATATCAGACTGCGCCATCGTACCGAGCCGCAAGCAGCTGATCTGGGTCTCCCACGGATCGCCGTGCGAGTCACCGATGATGGCCAGGGAGTAAATTTTGTAAAGTCCTTCGCCAATCGTTCGCGGAACGTTATAGAAGAACACGTCCGAGAACTCGAAGCGGGGCGCCATGGACTCCAGCTTGATGGTGTCGCCCAATTTTAATTTGGGGTTCAAGGCGCATCTGATTCCCACCTCTGTATCCGTAACCACTGGCGACCCAATCATTCCTGTAGTGGCACTTAAGATGGCCTTGACCGGCATCGCGAAATCTTTCTTGATGATCTTCATGGCGTCGTTTTCAACCATCCAGTCAAACTCATAAGCGGCCGCAAGCTCGTTCATGCGCGAGACCAGTGCGCCCTGCAGGACGGTCCCCCCAGACCTACGCTTAAGCCCTGAGAAATCGCCGAAGAACTGGATCTCGGCACCGAAGCGAGAGGCGCATTCTTCGATGATCTGCACAGGGTCTGTCTCTGGCGACAGAGTTAGGTTTATGGTGCGCTGATCGCGGTCTTTTGCTTGAGACTGACAGAAGAATCTGATTCCGCTGGTTGAGCCTCCGTCCTCCATGAAACGCTGCACGTTGGTAATCTGGCCGATAAACACGGACCCAAAATTGCTCTCGTATCCAGCTTCCAGGGAAATAAACTCGTATTTGCTTTCGACTCCATCGCCAAGCATCTGCCGTGCGGATCGGTCGGACACGTTGTAGATCGCAATCTCAGCAACGCTGAGGGCATTCCCGGCGAAATGAATTATCTGAAAGGTGATTCGGAGGCCGTCACCAACGGGAAGGTTGTCTGCTGCGGGCGTCCTGTTGGCCGGATTCATCTCGTAGATCAAGCTTCCGGCCTTTCGGCCCAGCTTGAGCCTGTAGCGCCTCGAGAATATTTCGTCATTCATCAGACCATACCAACATGTTGTCGATGCCAAGGTTCTCAGGTGTCGGCTGGGCGCCTTCCAGCATCAGCGACCCGTATGCGACGTTTGAAGGTGGGTAGAGACCGGCCAGAAGATCCACGCCGGGCAGCAGGTACCGGCCAGCCGTGAGCAGAGCGCCCGATGCCGCCCGGATGTTGACCTGGAACACCTGCAGGCGAACGGCCCATTGCAGCTCGATGGTCAGGGTGTTGGTGCCGAGCTGAGCGGTGAAATCCTGGGCTGGCAGGGCCTGTACCTGCACCTTGTATCGGCTCATGGGAGAACCTCGACTGCCACAGATCCTGACGACACCATAGGCGCACCCTGAGTTGCCACCGGATCGTTTTTCAGTAGCTGATCGGCCGAAGTCACGCCACGGCCTACCTCCGATTTGATGACCCTGGCCTGCTGCATCTCGGCCACAAACACAAGGCCGTCTTCATCCTCAGGGCGCGTGCGCTGATCAAGCCGGATGAGAACCATGTTCTTGAGGGTTTCGTACTCCGTGACCAGATCAAACCTGGTTCTCGATTGCAGCAGGGCGGAGAGCGCCTTCCAAGCGGTTGCGGCCCGAGTTTCTTCGCTACCAGCAAGCAAGTAGGCGGCCACGGTTGATATGGCAGCCCCTCCTATGCCGCCGACCGCCGTAGCGGCAGCCCCTACACCCATCATGCCAATATCGCTCAAGCCGATGCCAAGGGGCGTGTTAGACACAGCTCCGGTCAGCAGGTAACGATCAGGAAGCAGAACGGCGTGATCGTTGATACTTGCTCCAACTTCAACCGGGAACTGAGTTAACTGGACGGCCTTGCTGGTCATTCCCTCGAGCTTGGCATCGAACTCAATCTTGTTGATTTCGGGAACGGTTTTCGAGAAGAAGCTCATCACGCCTTCAGTAATGCTCATCGCTCAGCGCTCTTGAAGTCCCTAGTGGTATGGTCAATAAGCGTGGACATCTCCTCGTTGAGCACCTGCTTGACCTTTCCAATGTCAGCACCGTGGAAGTGGTACTGGCGATTGTCATTGCGCTCAACTGGTCTCCATTCGCCATCACCCGGCGATGACTTCGGTTCCGGGCCTACGGGGGTCGGCGCAACCACGTCCCGCGCCGAATATTCCGGCGCGTACTGACGCGGCACGGGGTCAGGGGCGCTTGGCGCCTCAGTATGGCGGCGCTGGGACTTGGCCCAGGCACTGATCTGGTCGAGGACGCTAGGGTCGCTGGGCGACCTCTTGGCAAGCTCAGCCTGCACCTTCCTCCACTGCTCAGGGTCGCTCAGGTCAACCACGGGGGCCGTGCTTTCAGGTGCAGGCGTGCCGCCGTAGGAATCGGCGATGTCGCCGCGCCGGGCAATCTCGCCAGACTTGTCGGCAGGGCGCTCGTAGTGCTCGGAGACGATTCCCGCCGCCTCGCGCGCACTGCCAGCCATCTTTAGCCTTGCACCTGCTGCCTTTTCCTTGCCTCGGGTCAGCTCGTAGTGGATGAAATCAAGCTGCTCTTGGGCGGTTGACTTGCGGATGTCCTTGCCGGTGTATCGGGTGAAGTCTGCTTGCCGATCAGGATGCCACTGAGCCAGGCCGTAAGCCTTTCCGCCATCGCCCACGGCATCGTGCCGGAATCCGCTTTCTTGCTCCAGGTTGGCAGCAATGCCCTTGGCTTGATCCTCGGTCCAGCCCCTGGCGCGGAAGTAGTCGATGGTCGCCGCGGCGCCTTCCGAGCCTCCCTTACGCAGGCGATTATTGCGCAGCTCTTCCTCTTCGCCTTCGTTCATACTGCTGGAGTAGAAGAGCGCCGCAAGCCCGCCGGTGGCAATGCGCACTGCCGAGACACCGGCCAAGGCGCCTGCCGCCGCGCCACCAGCGCCTGCGCCACCGGCGGCTCCAGCGGCACCCGCGCCAAAGGCCAGAGCCCGAAGCGCAGCAAGGCCTTTCAGGGCACTGGCTCCGCCCATGACGATCAGTGCCGCCGACACAAGCTCGATATTCTTGGCCAGAGTGCCGAAGAAGGCCTCAAGGCCGGAATCAACCAGTTCCTTGTTGTTACGGTAGAACTCAGTGAAGTCCTCGGCCATCTCGGCAAAGGCTGGAACCAGCTCGCCGGCGATGGTGTTGCCCATATCGGTGAAGACCATATTCAGTTCCGCGCTGGCCTTAGTGAGCCTGGCGGCGTCCTCCACCTGCTTCTGGGTCATGATGCCCAGCTTGCCCCGAGAATCCAGCTGACGCTCGACCTCGTCGCGACCTTTCATGAGCAGCCGAATAGTGTTCTCGTCGAAGCCCAGGGCCTGACCAGCCAGGCGCTGGTTAAGGGGCGTCATCTTCTCAAACGAGCCCGCGATGTTGGCCAAGGCCTCGGCTGTACTGTCGGCTTTAAGGATTTCGTCCGGACTGAGTCCTAGCTTTGCCACATCCCCGAACCAGCCGACGTTGCCAGTATTTATAGAGGACATCAGGTCCTGGACTTTCTGGAAGGTTCCCATTGCGTCCGAGGCATTGCCACCCATGGCTGCAATGGATTGCCCCAGGGCCTGCACTTGCTGTGTATTTAGCCCAGTCAGCCGGTTGAAGTTGTCCAGCTCAGTGCCGGCCGCCTTGAAGTCGCCAACCACCTTGTCGATGGCCAGCTTCGAGGCGAACACGGCGCCCAGCTTGAGCGCCGAGTTGGTCAGTCCGGTGAAAGCGTTCTGGCCCTGCTGGAATGACTTCTCGTCGACCTTGAGGCCGAGGGCGATGAGGAAACTCTCTAGGACTTTGATGGCTCGGCTCCTTTAACGAAAAAACCCGCTCAAGGGCGGGTGTTCTTGTTTTAAAAGTGAGCCAATCCCACCTTTAAAAAATACTAATGCAGTGGAAGCGAAGGCTGTAACTGTGAGGCGAGGTCACTCAGCTTGGCTTCGAGCGGCAGCTTTTGCCGCTGCCATTGACGAAGGCCTTTTCCACAAAGGCTTGCCACGGCCTGTTTTCCGCTGTATTCGAGCAAGGTTCGCTGGAACTCAGCTCCAAGCGATTGCCCTTGGCGCGCTTGCTCATCCAGAACATCTAGCACTTTGCGCCGAAAGGCTTTTGCTCGATCCGTGCGAGCGAACATGCCAAGCAGGTGAGCACCACGAAGACTGAATACCCGCACCTCTTGCTCGCCGCCACGTGTTTTCATCCTGACCAAGGCTGTCATGGTCGGGGTGAACTCGTCCGCATGGCGCCGGTAGAGGTCGCGCACGCGGGTTTCAAAGGGGGTCGCATTTCCGTCACCCCCTTTTCCGTAAAGAGCGGTCGCCACCTCGGCAAGCGTCAGGCATGGCTGGCCGCCATGATCAACAACGCTCAGCTCGGTATCGCCAAAGATCAGTTTGTCCATGGTGTATTCCCTGTAGTAGCCCTGGAAATAGATCGGCCACAGCAACGCCCCAGGGAAGGCGCTTTCGGGTGCCCCCTAGCTGCAGCCGGAAAACTTGTTACTACTGGCTTCTTTCTTCTGCCAGGCGGCGCTCATACAGCATTTCATCCATCGCCAGGTTGGCGCGCTTGACCCAGCCCAGCGAGTAGGTGCCGTCTTGCAGCTGGTTGTACGTGCACAACGGAGGGCAGACCCCGGGTATGCCTACGCAGGGTCTCCAGAGGTCCCAGTCGATGGCTGGGTTGAGGCGTTCTCCTGACTCGCCTCGGGCTCCTCGGCTGAACCGGTAGAGCTCTGGAAGAGGGTCAGGAGATTTGTAAAATCCTCGAAGACGTTACCCAGGGCCAGCACCACCAGGGTGAAGTAGGTTTTCAGCCGCCCGGAGAAGGCGTTGATCGTCTGCAACTCGCCGTTCTTGTGCATCTGCCCTAGCATCGTGTCGCAGATGAAGTTGAAGTCATCCTCGGGGATGCGCGAGAGCATCACGCCGACGATCTGGCCAGCGATGGCGACGGACGATGCGGCTCCCAATTCGGCCTGGGCCAGGCCGCGAATCAGCGGCTCTACCCCGTACTTGCCGAGACGGAACAGCACGGCGCGTTGCTTTTCAGCGCTGGGCATGCCGAAGGTGTAGATCACCCCGTCATGCTCGATCTTGCGGATAAAGTCTTGGGCCTGGGTCATACCACTTTCGCCTTGTTGAATTCCATGATGAAGGTGCCGTCGTTCAGACCAGGACCGCCACGGGCCATGGACTTGCCGCGAGTGAAGATGCCCTCGGAGAATACTGCGCCTTCCAGGCCGGCAATCGACGCGTAGGAGCCGGAAAGCTCGGTCTTGGCATTCAGCATTGCTTGCAGGGCGTTCGCCTGCGGGCTGCCTGGCATAAGGTTCACGGTGACGCGAAGCCCGGGATTCTTTCGGTAAAAGCTGACGCCGTTACCGCCCAGGCCGCGAATCAAGTTGCCGTTCTCATCGATCCATTCGATGGTGAATGGCGGGTCTGTGCGGCCCCAGTCGTTGATAACGCCGATCCCGGTGATGACGAGAATCGTGTTCTCGACTGACATGTTGTTGAGCGACATATTCCGGGATCTCCTCAGTCGACGTTGACGGTTACGTCTACGGCGTGGATGGCGCCGGCACGGAACAGGCGCATGATGATTGGGGCGGACTTGCGATCAGCTCGCTCAGCATCCGTGATGTCGAGGATGTCAATGGCTTTACTGAGGATCTCGTAACCGTCGCTCAACACCTCCTCACCAGTTTCATCGCTGATGAAGGTGCGAGGGCCGAGATAGCCGTTGTCGATGAAGCGCTGCCCGATCTGCGCCGCAGCATCAATGAGGACCTGTTGGCCCTCCGGAGTCTGCTTCAGCTTCGTAGGTACGTTGGCTAGGGCGTTGTACAGGTTGACAGTCAGGTAGTTCACGAACGCATCGAGGTTGAAGACGTCGTCGATGAACTCGCCATATGTGGAAGTGGTCTTGGAGTTGATTACTCGACCATCATCTACTTCGCCTCCTGTTTCCACTTTGGTGTAGAAAACCGCGCCCTTCTGGAGCATCGCACTGTATGCGGTCCCATCGAGATCTTCAGCTGTGATTCCAGGGAGCTTTTTCAGTTCGCCGGTCATGGTGGAGTTGGCCGCGTTGAAATTCACCCGGCTGAACGCAGCCGCGATCTCAAAACCTGCGTACTTGGCGCTTGCATGGCTTTCAACGAACAGGCGTCGTGACCCTTGGGTCTTGGCCTTGGTCATGATGTCGCTGGTCAGGGCCGGGTCACGGATCGCAGCGCTGTTCGATGTGAAGGCGTAGAACTTACCAGCAGCATCGCCAGCGGCTGCTAGTGCTAGCACGTCCTCGTCATCTGCCCTGATGGTCGACTCGAATTCGAACCAGTAGAACCAAATGCGCTTGTTGATCGCATCGTTCAGCGACTCTACGGGAGAGTCATCCTCTTTCCGCAGGTAGACACGCAGAGTCTTCGGCTTCGGCACTGCCGAGAACCAGGCCAGCGCGGCAAGGTACACGTCGGAAGCGATGTTGAAGTCGACCGCAACCGCTGCCGAGCCGCCGTAGTCACGGTAGGTGCCCCCGGCAAAGGTGGCATCGGTCGATGAGTCGAAATCCGCGAAGACCATGCCTGCACCAAAGTTGGCAGTGCCCAGGCCGGCCGCACGGATGTTCGTGACAATGTTGATGATGTTCTCAGCCGGATAAGGCATTTACTTCCCCTTGCGCGATGGCGCCAGATTGTTCGGTTTGAACCTCGAAGCCGACGCGGTAGATCCGATTGATTCGGTCTTCTGCTACGGATTCGCCGTAGAGGTACAGGGTGGTTTGCGAGCGCTCTTCCATTGCTGCTTGGTAGAGGCCAGTCAGGTTGTTGATTGGTGATGTGCGGGACCAGCCCAGCTTGGCGCGGCGCAGGATGCTCTTGATCGGCTCCCGCTTGTTCGCTTCGCACAGGGACATAGCCATGCCCATGGCGCCGGCCCGGTAGATGTTGATGCTGAAACCGATGGTGAACTGGGTGGCCACGCGCTCGATGATGTCCTCGTAGCGGGGGTCATCAGTGGCTGGCGCGGAACGCTGCGTCTTGAGCGCCTGGCCGAACTGGGCAGGACTGTCGATGCGCACTGCGGCGTAGGTGCCAGTGGGCGCCGAGGTGCCTGGATCGCCGGCGATCACCTTGTTGGCCGGCAGGCCAGTGGCAGCGACCACGATCTGGCACACGACCTTCGTGAGGGCGATGGTGTCAACCATTGGCGTACCCCTGCAGCTTCTCGATTTCGGCCGGGTCCAGCTTGGCGATCACAGCCCGGCAGAAGTTGTGCCAGGGCCGGTAGTCGGTGGCCATTGCCTTCCACCAGGTGACGGGATTGTCCGGGGTCTCGGCGAAGACCAGGATGTCGGCCAGGTTTCCCGGGGTGGATACCTCGATGCCCTTGCCGTCGTTTCGGTGGATGACCCTGATGTCGTTGATCCGCTCGGCGCCGATCTGGAGGAACTCGATCTCCTTGTCGCTGGCCGGCTGGATGTTGGCGTCGAACGTGTCGAGCAACGTCATGACCAGCTTCGGTTCGAAGTCGCTGATCTCGCTGCTGAACCGCATCCGCTGCACGCCGCGGTGCGACACGAATGGGCCGCTGACGTGGCCGCGCATGTTCAGGCCCATTACTCGCGCATCCACTCGAGCAGTTTGACTGGATCATCGAAGCCCGTCCCGAACCTGAGGTTGGGGCATGTCTCGCGATTCATCTCCTTGACCAGTTCCAGCTCTTCGTCGTCGAACATCACAGCAATTGGCTGGTCGTCTGTCGAAAACCATGTGTCGCCAACTTTGACTTTCATCAGATGCCCTCCTCAAGAGGATCGGTGCTCTCGTCAATGACGTAGCGGATGGACTGCCGCAGCGCGCCAGTATCAATAAGTGGGTTGTCGGAACCCTTCTTGTCGATGGTTGACTGGGCGTTCGGCGGGGTGCGCAGATCGGTGATGTACTGCTTGACGTGACCCTCTGCCAGGTTGCCTAGCTGCTCGAGCAGGGTGCGCATCTCCATCTCACCCGAGAGCACGCGTGGCAACATGACTTCGGCCAGGCGCCTGTACATCGGCGCTCCATCCTCAATTGGAGGCTGGAGGAATGGGCGCGCCGGGATACGGCCGTCAGCGCTGCCGAAGTTGTTCACGGCGGCGATGGTAGCGATGGTCAGACCATCCTCATAGGACCCTGAGCCTTCGGGGACGCCTACCAGCACGCGCTGTTCACGCTCTAGCCGGGTGGCCAGGTCCTTCATCGCCTGCTCGATTTGCTGGCGACCGATGATGCTTGCGGTTGGCCGGATCATACGCAGATCGCCCCCATGCCAGCCCGCTGCCGCAGGTGCAGGTATTCGAGGCCGTAAGGCGTGAGCGCCAGAGCCGCCTCCCAAGCCGTCAGAGAGGCGTTCGCGGCCGGGACGGCGTAGGACACCGACTCATCACGAACGCTCTTGCTGGACACAGCGTATGGCGTGGTGGCGCTACCATCGGCACCGGTCGCGGCAGTCGTCGCTGTATTCCAGGTCAGGTAGTGGGCTGCCAACGCGAACCAGCCGCGCTGCAGGAACGAATAGGGCTTGTACAGGCCCCAGTTGCCACAAGTGCCGAATTCGCCCTTGGCGATGTTCAGCGCCTTGGTGATCTTGGCGTCCGGCCACTTGGCCGGGTCAGCGAACTCTTCGTAGAACTCGCGGAACTCGGCGACCATCTCGGCCGTTACTGGGATGTTCAGTTCGGCCATGACGGGTCATTCCTCGGTGGACGGCTCAGGATCTGGGGATGGGCCAACCTTGATCCAGCCGGCCCGGTAGTAGTTCGTCGACTTCAGGCGCTCCGCCTCTCGGTCGTCGAAGTGCGCGATCACTTCGCCCGGCTCCAATGAGAGGTCGGCCAGGTCGATGCGATGCGAGCTTTTGTTCGTGATGGAAGCCATCGGGATCTCCAGTCATAGGCCCCAATGAGGGGCCGTGACACTGGGCTACTTCTTGCCGGCCAGCTTGGCCTGGGCTTCTTTCAGGTCGCTCTCCAGCTTGCTGGCACGGGCCGCTTCCTGGGTGAGTCGATCTTCCAGCGACTTGACCTGCTCTGGATGGCCCTTGGTGGAGGCTTCCAGTTCGGACAGCTTGGCCTGGGCTGCGAACAAGTCAGCCTTGAGCTGGGTGTTCTCGTCGGTCAGCGCCTGCAGGTCGCCATTGGCATCGTCAGGCTGCTCAGGCGCGCCGGCCACAAGCAGGCCGTGCTGCTCCCAGAGCGAACCTTTGGCCAGGTCGAACTGATCTTCGGTGGTCTGGTCGCCAGGCTGCACCGAACTGCCGTCCGAGAGGACAACAGGGTTGGCGCTGACGTTGGTGTAGATCTTCTTCGAAGACATGGTGACCCCCTTAGATGCCGTCTACGTAGGCGTGGGACAGAGGAACCCGCAGCTCGGTACCGGCAGTGCGGACAACGCCAGCAGCTTCGAAGCGCAGGCCGCCGTGAGACGGGATTGGCGCATTCAGTTGGAACGGCATCGGCAGGTGGAACTTCGCGAACTGGGCGTTCTTGGTGTACGCCATCATTCGGTCAGTGCCGCCAGCGCCGGCACCGGCCAGTTGCAGGATTGGCTCGAAGGTAACGTTGAGCACGCGCTCCAAGTAGCTGATCAACGTTTCCGCAGTGTTCGGGATGCGGAAGGTGGTCAGCTGGCCGTATTGCTTGAGCGGCAGCAGGATGTGCGTTGGGCGGAAGATGCTGTTGGTCTGCACCTGGTAAACCTGAAGGATCAGGTTGTTCAGCAGGGTCAGCATCTCGCTGGCGGCGGTGTCAGGCGCCTGAGCCAGGACCTGGGCGAAGGTCTTGTTCGCACCGCCCAGCAGCGTGCCGGTGGCCAGCACCGGAACACCCGGGTACTTGACGAGACCACCAGTGGCCAGCGAAGGCCAGCGCGCATCACCAATGAAGGCAACGCGGTCCAGCCACTGCTCGGTCAGGGTACGGGTGGCGATTGGCTTCTCGGCGAGGTAGTTGATCGCGCCGCCGAAGCCCTGAGCGTTAGCCATTTCCATGGCCTTGCCGACTTCGATCTGGGTGTAGGTGTAGCCCAGGCCAGCCTGGACAACGTCAACACCGCCGATCTTCGAGGCGATCTCAGCCAGTGGGAAGTCGTGCGACAGGTCCCCGATCGGTGCGGGCTCGCCCTTGTAGTCCAGCACCTTGAAGCCGATGGACTCGATGTAGTCCGGGGCGGAGGTGTCCACGGCCAGTACGCGGGGATACTTGATCTCCGGGTACGGCTGACGCAGAACCTCCTGCTCGATGTAGGTCAGGTTACCGACCAGGAAGCCCAGTTGCGCCTGGGCCGCAGCGTCCATTGTTCTCATGTGAGCGCTCCTTAGGCGGCAATGGTGGTGGGGTTGAGAGCCTTGACTTGCATCAGGGCCAGCTCGCCGGCCGCAGCAGCGGTCAGGAAGGTGCAGCCTTGCAGCAGGTGGTTGCCTGCGGTAGCGGCGTTGGTCAGCTCGCCCGTGGTGGGCTTGGCATACACCTGAGCACCGACGGTCGCGCCGTCAACGGTGCGCACCCAGATGCGGCCGTGGGATACCCGGCTAACTTCTTCGCCGATGCGGTAGCCGCCCACTGCGTTGCCGTTGGTGGGGTTGGCAGCGGAGCCGGTGACGTAGCTAGAGCTGACGCCGACGGTTTTGCGAACCGAGATGCCTTTGAAGAAGGCTGCGCCTGCACCTGGCAGGGCATCGCGCTTGTCACCGGAGCCTTGCACGACGGCTCGGGCAAACGGGATGGCAACATCGGCCACGCCAGAGGTGATGTCGGCCATCGACAGGTCATTGATTTGACCTTCGAAGGCCTTGCCAGCGTACTGGCTGAAGGTATCGATTGCGATTGCCATTACTTGGTCACCCCGTTCAGGAAGTTGTTGTAGGCCTCGGAGCCGTCGCTGGTGAGCTTCGGACGGTTCTTCAGGTCGTTGGCCAGGCCGCGCAGGCTGTCGTTGGTCGACCTCTTGTCGTCCTCGTCATCCTCGTCGTTGGTTTCCTTTGCGTCCTCCTCGGCGGAGTCGAACGCGGCGGTGATGTAGGCCTCGGACTTGCCGGCCCAGTCGCGGGTAGGCTTCAGCTGGGCCAGGGCGGCACGTTTGATTTCCAGCGGGGATACCAGGCCCTTGGCGTCGAAGTTCTTCACGATCTTCGAGGCAGAGGCGATGGTGTCGAGGGTGAGCTTAACGCGCTCGCCGATAGCGGCGTCGGAGGTCGATTTCTTCGCCTCTGCTACCTTTTCCTCGGCTTCATCCTTGGCCGCTTCGGCCTTGTCTGCGCGCTCGTTCGCTTCATCCAGCGTCTTCTGGAGGGTGCCAATGGCGTCTTCGACTACCAGAGCAACCTCTTCGTCAACGGTGATGGAGCGGCTTTTCTTGGAGTCTAAGAAGACTTTCCGTTGTGCCATTGGTACACCTTTCGGTTTGTGGTCAAAAATGCGGGCGACCTTGCCGGCCCGCGCTGCGTTTACCACTGCGTTGTGGTTGATCTTGATGTCACGCTGGACCAGTTCGTACAGCGTGCCGTCAGGGGCCTGACCCGGCTCTTCGACGTACTCGGCGGTGTAGCCAGGGGACAGCTCGGCCTTGCCTGACTCGATTTCGTCGATTGCCGACTGGTCCTTGATGATCATGTCGACGATCAGGTTGTCGCCGTCGCGCTCAACACCTCGTACATGGCCTACCGACACCTCCCGGAATGTGGTCGAGTTGACCAGGTCCGATGGGTGATCGTTGGTCACGTCCTTGTCGATGTAGGAGGCCATCGACTCAGGCGCGAATACCTCTTCGGGAGGCCTGTAGACGTTGACGATGCGGGCCGGCCCAGGCAGGTCCAGCTCAGTCGAAACGTACTGGTAAACCCCCGTGCGGGCCGCGATGCCCTTCACGCAGAGGTAACCTTCGGGCGTGCGGGTTCGGGACGTAGGCTTGAAGGCCTCGTCCAAGGTCATTTTCTTCATGTGCTACCCGTTCTTGTCGGGGAAGTAGTTCACGCCGGGGATCAGGGATATCCCTACGCACCGGCAGAGCGGGTGGTGCTTGCCCGGGTGCAGGTTGGTGACGCCGCGCCAGGTAGCGCCCTCGGCGACCTTGTACACGCCAGGGCCGTAGCCGATGTCCTGCTTGGCGATGCCGTAGCAGCTGATCTTGGCGTTGGGGTACTTGCCGCTGGGGTCACCTGAGACGCGCTGGTCATTTGCCGTCTCGACGCGGTAGAACTCGATGCCGGCCGCTGTCTGCCGCTGCCGGGTCAGGTCGCTGTTCAGCTGCGATACCTGGTCCCGCGCGATCAGCTTGGCGCGCCTGGCGCTGACACCGGTCTGTTCCTGAATCTGCTTGGCGATGGCCGTGGGTGCTAGGCCACTCTTCATGCCGCCAAGCACTATCGTCTCCACCCGCTGGAAGTACTCCTGCGGGATGGACTTGATCAGGTTGACGTTCTCGGCGGTCGAGGCCTCTAGGTAGTCCACCATGCCCTTTGGCTTGGTGATGAGGCTGAAATCCACGCCCACGGCTCGATTGACCGACTTGCGGAAATCCTCGGCGTTGTCGGCTTCGGCGCGGCTGATGGTGCCAGCAGCTACCCGGCGGGCCTGCTGATCGAACAGGCTGGCGGTGAACGTCGACGACACCCGGCGTATTACCGCGAGGATCTCGTCAGTCCAGCCATCCAGGGTGACCTGACTGTCGGCGGTGTACTGCGGCTTGAGGCGGGCAAGCTCTGGGCCAAGCACCGCATACAGCTGCTGCGACATGGCGCGGACCAGCTGATTCAGGCTGCCCCGGTAGAACCGCTCAGCGTCGCCACTGGGGCGAACTGGATCAGGCTCCCGGGGCTTTCTCTTTCTCGCCAGCAGGGTCTTGTTTGTCGCCGTCAGAACCTCCAATGGTGAAGGCTTCGAGGTCTTCTTCGGAGCCAAGGCCATTGTCTTCGTCCTTCTCGCGCTGCTCTTGGGCGGCGATCTGCTCGTCGGTGATGGCGTATCGGCCCTTGGCCTGAGCGCGGCGCATGGCATGGCTTGGGCGAATGATACGGCTCTCGATGTTGAGCTGGTCGGCCTGGGCGTCTGCCAGATCTTCCTGAGCCTCTTCCACACTCGACTTCTGGTAGAGCGGATTCCACTCGAACTCGATGTCTTCGGGGTATGTGCCAAGGGCGGAGCGGATCATTACCTCATCCAGGCGCTCAAGGTCTCGGCGCATCTGGCCGTCCTGCTTGCCCTTGATGGTGCCGTGGTAGGTCTTGAGGTCGCCGTCACCGGTCGAGTTCAGGCCGGCAGCTGACTGCCCCCAGAGCTCGGTCACCGGCATCTCTGCGGCGCCGGCAGTCCAGACCATGAACTGTTCCATGATCTGGCTCAGGCCAGAGAAGGCGATGCTCTTGCGGTCATAGACCTCGTTGTCCTGGTCCAGCAGGCCAAGGTTGATGATCCCCTTGAGCATGCCGAACAAGCGGTAGCGCTCGGTGATCTGGTCGCACTGTGCGCTGGACAATGCACCCTGTAGGCCTTTCACGCTGATGGTGTCGACGTTCGCCTCAAGCACCAGGGAGGCAATGCCGCCCTTGGTAGCCACCACATCGCGCAGGTCTTCCATGCAGCGGCGCAGGCGGCTGTCACCCCATCCCTGCTCGAACTGGGCCATACGACGCGGCAGGCGGGCACCGGTGCGGCGGATGACGTGCGAGTAGTGGATCGGCTGCTGGCCGTTCACCACCGTGTACACCTCGGGCAGCATCCAGTTGGGAGCCAGAGGGTCGGTGAAGTTGAACTGGCTCGGCTGGATGTCCCAACGGTCGAACACGACGATGTTCTTCAGGCCGCCCTTCTTCACCTTGTCCAGGTTGAGCGGCTTGCTCAGGTCCTGCCCGGTGATCATCAGCATGGCCGCGCCGCCGTACAGGTCCGCCCAGCAGCATGCATCGAGGTACTTCTGCTGCACGCCCAGGCGGCGCTCTTCAGCAGCGATCTTCTTTGCGTCCTTCCCTGAGAAGGTGCGCCACTCGCGCAGGGCGTCTTCGTTGGGCTTGTCCACGATGCGCCGGGCCAGCCAGTTGGACTGGTAGGCCGCCTCCAACTCATACGGCGTGACGAACTGGAACCCGAACCGGTTGTGCGTGCGCTTGTCGCGGTTGGTGCCGATGTTGGCTACCAGGTTGGAAAGACTGTCCGATGTGACAATCCCGCCAGATGGCACTTGAATTCGCGGTTTTGATGTGGTCACAGGTTTTTACTCCGCGCCACGAAATGGCACTTCATGATTTTGTGGCGCGACTATCTTGAGGTTCGTGCTGCCTCGTACGCCGCCTCGCATGCCTGTCCAGCTATTCGGCTTCGATCAAGCGCTGCCGCCAGCTCTCCCGCTCTTTCGTCAGCGCTTCTACGCAGGTCGGCGAGCAAAGGGGCGAGGTCGTCTCTTGTCTTGCCTCCGCTGGGAGGCGCGGAAGGGCAGCGCTCTCGACTCGCGAGCAGGTCGTCGACCTGTTGCTGCAGGCTGCGAGCAAGGCCATTAGCGATAGCAACGGCAGCCGTAACCTGCTGAGTCTTGACCTGTGCATTTTCGGAAACCTGTTCTATGTCTTTGGTGAGCTGTCGCTGCAAGTTCAGCGTATTGGCGATGGAGTCCGCTCTTGCGATAGCCGTGTCTCGCTCGCCAGAGACCTCATTCAATTCTGTGTGCGCGCTGTCGAGGCGAACGTACATCACGGCCAGCAGGGCAATCGAAGCAAGCAGTAGCCATCCCCATGGCGGCATAAGCCTGAGCAATGTCGACATGGGTTTGCCCTCTTGCTCAGTCAGCTGGCTTGCAGCGCTCGCAGTCCAAGTGCCGGCAGATCCAGCGCTTGACCCGAGGCCAGTAGGTGAGCATGAACATGTGCCGCATGCCGGCCAGAGCCAGCGCGACCATCAACGTAGCCCAGGCCGTGTTGGCGGTGAAGAAAAGACGCTCTGACCTGGCGAGTACTGCATACCCGCTGATCGCAATGACCGCATACAGGATCTTGCCGATAACACCGTCGCGAACTCTGCCGCTCAGCACGCACCAGGTCGCCCAGATGGCGATGACCCCGGCCGCGATGGCGTTGATGTATTCGTATGTCATGAGCTAGGCCCTCCGAACTTGGACCTGATCACAGACCAGAGATCGGCGGCTTTGATCGCTCGGGTTACGGCGGCAATGAGTGAGCCACCAAACGTGCCGAGCAGGAAACCGACGCCAGCGACACTGCGCGGCTCGGTGATCCCGAAGTAGTTGCTGACCATGCCGGTGAGGTAGTGGGCGCAGGCCATGCCGGTCAGAAGGAAGAGAATCCAGGCCTTTCGGTCCGTCAGGTCGTCCTTGTGCCAGCGGGTGGCAACCAAGGCCCCCAATAGGCCCGCAATAGCCCAGTCCAGCTTGTCGAGCATGCGGTGAAAAAACTCCATGCACTCGACTCCGTAGCTGGGCATGAAATGGTGCCGCCACAAGGATTCGAACCCTGGGCCCTCCGCTTACAAGGCGGACGCTCTGCCTGCTGAGCTATAGCGGCGAATGGCTGGCAAGGCAGGATTCGAACCTGCGACCGCCCGGTTAACAGCCGGGAGCACTACCGCTGTGCTACTTGCCAATGATTGGAGCGGATACAGGGAATCGAACCCTGATCGTCAGCTTGGAAGGCTGTCTAGCGACCTGCGCTACCCGCTTTGCGTGGGTCTCTCCCCACCTGTCCGCCAAAGGCCTCACCGACGCCAACACCCTGCTGCATTGGTCTCATCGGTTCCGCCTCAAGCCACCCGCGAAGCATGTGAGGTGCGAGCGCTTGGGCTGCCGGTGTTTTTTCTGCATCGCGGCACTACCGGCTTATCCGCGTCCAGTTATCCCTTGCGGGCCACACTGGCAGTGGGTCCCTGCACCAGAAACAGAAATCCCGGCACTGGGCCGGGACTCTTGAGGCCCTCATGGGGCAATAAAAAACCCGGCGCAATGGCCGGGTTCTGTGTGTCACTCCTCAACACGCGCAGGAATGACAGGATGTAGCAAATTTACGACATGGCGACATGATATTGCAAGCCCTTTTGAGGCCCTTTTCACGCGGCCTCGTCGAATAGCACCCCAATCGCTTCGAGCATGTGCTGAGCCTCGACCAGCGCCTCGTTCACCAGCAACTCCAGAGCGCCCTTGATAGCCCGATTCCAGCGCTGGTATGTGCGCTCTGTGAGGCCTTGGGAATCCCAGTTGGTCATGTCGTAGTTCGAGTCGGCCAGGACGATCATCTCCCCTGGCTTCACCTCAGCCAACGCCCGGGCATTCTTGTTGGCGCGCTCAACGGCAGCGGCAGCGGCCTTGTTGCGCCAATCCCACTGCCCTTCCTCCTCGTTCTCGCGTGGTTCGGGCGCCGTGAACTGGGGCACCTTGCGCTGAATGCCCTTCGTTTGCTGCGGTACCGCCCAGACCAGAACTGCCTGCTGAGTGAAGCGCTTCGGCGCCGGGGTTGGCACGATGGCAACCAGTCGCCCAATGGAATCGATCTTCCGCCCCTTGTGCGTGCTGTACTTCGCCACCAGGGCATTCCAGTGTCGCGGGCTGAGCTGGGCATGCAGAAGCTTGTGCACGATCGAGTCAGCCAGCAGTGCGGCATCCTTCCCCGATATTTCCCCCTTGAGCTTGCTGGTCTGAACCCGCGGTTCGACGTTGCAGCCGCCCGCGCTGTTGATCGTATCGGCCGCCAGGGCGCGAACTACTGCCGATACCACGTTCTGATAACTCACTGCTCACCCCCTGCCCGCTTGGCCTTTCTCAAAATGAATTCTTCGTAGTACCGCTTGCGGCGCACTGCCCCAGCCCAGGACAGCGCCACACCACCCACCACCATGAGGGTGGCCAAAATCAGGAATCCCCATGCTGGTGTCATGCTGCAGTCCTCCTCAGGTCTTTGAGCTTCTGCCTGTACAGGGCCTTGATGGCCTGCAGGTCTTCGATGGTCAGGCTCTGGGGCTTATGAGGCCCTTCAAGCCAATCCACCTGGTCGGCGCCGATGCGCTTCACCAGACGGATGCGGTACTCAACCGCGTTACCCGACAGGTTCCGGTTGCACTTCACGCACTGGCGGTGGACGTTCAGCGGCTCGAAGCGCAGCTCCGGGCAGGCGCCCACTGAACGGTAATGGCCCGCGTCCCAGCGACTGCCGGTGATGAGGTCGTGATCGCTCGGGTTCGAGTCGCAGCTGATGCACGGCAGGCCGGCGTCGCGCTCGCGGATGTAGGCGTTGAACGCGGTCTGGGCCTCAGCCATATGCTCGCGGCGAGTCTTCAGCTTCTCCCGACGCTCCTTGAGGTCTTCCCGGGCCTGCTTGGTGATGGCCTTGGCCGCGATCTTCTGGAGCTTCGGGTCTTTGGCCATGGCGATGGCGCAGGCTGGACTGCATACCCGCTGGGTGGTCATGGTCGGGTGGAAGGGTTTGCCGCAGCCTGGGGCGCGGCACTTCTTGGGCTTGGTCCTTTTCAGCGCGGTCATTGGTACACACTCCCTGGCTGACCTGGCTCATTACTTCCGGTGCACGCCAGGTCGTGATCGCTCGCATGGGGGCAGCGCTTGCAGCCACACACTGGGCACAGAATCATCTTGGTAAACGACAACGGTACCCAGCCGAATGGACCTTCCATGCCTAACCGGTGCTCTTCGATGCAGCGGTGGCATTCGCATTGCTGGCTCATGCCTCGTCACCCCACTTGTAGAACACGCCACCCATAGCCAGCGCGGTGCCGAAGATCATCCAGAAGCCAGGGGTGTTCATGTAAATCCCCATTACGGCCAACTGTGCGGCCAATGCGCCGCCAAGCAGTGCTGTGACTGCTCCGTATCCTGGCTTCATCCGTAGCTCCCCATCATGTCGGCAGCAGCCAGCGCAGCAGCCTCGGTTTCGAAATGCGCCGACAGCACCAGCCGCCAGCAGGCGTTGAACACGTCGCGGTACAGCGGCTCGAACGCGGTGTCGTCCATGTTCGCCCAGCTGATCGACTTGGCTTCCTTACGCACGCCATCTGGCGTCTGCACCAGGTGGAAGTGGCCAGCCTCGATGGTTACCCACTCGCGGAATGCCTCGCGGCTCTTGTCCACCACCGGGAAGCGGTCGGCGCGGTCGGCCTCCAGCTTGGCGATGTATGCCTCCACAGCACTTGTGAGCTGGCCTGGGCGCTGGTTGAGCTCTTCGAAGTACTTGGCCAGCCCATGGATGCCCCGCAATTCCTGCCGAGGCACCAGGCCGCCAGAGGGCTCCCAGTACTCCCACGCCAGATCCAGCATGGAGAAGAACTTGCGGTGGAACTTGGCGTTGCGCATCTTGGTGAACTTGCCGTGGATGACTTGGCCAGCCTTCCAGTGCAGGATGGTTTCGCGGTCGGCGTCGGTGGCCGGGACCAGACCTTGCGGCGTGCGAATCAGTGCGAGTTCAGCCATGGGGCACCTCCAAATCGCGGCACTCTTCACAGTAGGCAAGGCGCCCGGCATGAGTCAGGTAGTAACCGGACACAGTGACAATCCCCATGTGCTCGCTACCAGACTGCAAATAGCCGAACTCTTCCATTTCAGCGGCTAACTTGGATTTGGTCTGGTATGGCAGCCGGCCTTCGATCTCTGCGGTGAAGACCTTTTCCAGCATGTTGAAAACGCTTTTGGCCATGCCGGTCATGACTGCGCCTCCTTGTCCATGGGGGTTGAGCCCAATGCGCCTACAACCCAGGCAGCGCGCTTTGCCGTCCCTAGCGGCATAAGCCCAATGCCTTCTTGGATATGCTTGCGCAGCGCCTCGTTCTCAGCCTTCAGGTCATCGATGATCTGCTCATATCGCTCCTGCCCGGACTTGTAGTCTTCGTTCTCGGCCTTGAGCTGGTCGCGCTCTGCAACTACCGCCTTTACACGGGATGGCAGGTCAGCGAATCCATGGCGCTTCAATGGTTCTTCCGGGCCGCGAACGGCTAGTGCCACATCACGCAGCAAATCGGAAAGGCGGCTGCATAGGGCTGTCGCCTCCTGCTCATCAGCCGCCAATCGCTCGATCTCCGCGAGCAGGGCCAGGATGGTGGCTGGGCTGCATGCAAGGAAAAATGCCTCGTCAGCCTCGCCGCGGTCGCCCACAAAGCCGAACTCATCGTTCTTGTGGTCAACCTTGAGCACCAGAGAACCGTCGTCGCCAGTGCACTCGTACTTGATGCCTCCGCCAGCAGATTCAAGGCGATCGTAATGGCGACCAGGTGTTGCAGCCTCAGCCAGCACCTTTAGCTTTGCTTTGTCGATGGTCATGACGCCACCTTCCAATAGCTTCCCTCAGCTACCACCAGTCCGCGCCGCTTAAGACGCTGAAGCGACTTGCTGATAAGGCTTCTGTCGAGCCCTAAGTGCGTGGCGCAGTAATGGGCGCATGCGCCATCTCTGCCTCGGTAGTAATCCAAAACGGCGTTGTCGATTCGCTCGCGGCTGATTTCGCGCATCTTGTTGGTGTCCATCAGTGCTTCTCCTGCGATTCTGCCCATACATTCCAAGCGTCAACGGCGGACTTCTCGACGGAAGACCAGTCCACTGCATCGAACGCCTTCTCTGCCTCTTCGTCGTCATTGATGTGATCCAGATGTCGCATGGACTGGCCATAAACCAGCGGCCATGGCGGCTGGTGGTTTTTGCACCGAACGAAGAACTGCACTCGGTCATCGATCAGTTCTGGAACCTGACCGCAGAAGGGGCATTGCTTTAGGTGGAAAGCTGTCATCACACCCCCTCCCCAGCCGGCTGCCCGGCGCGCTTGATGTTCAACTTGGCCAGCAGGTGTGCACGGCACGCGGCGGCGCCGGATGGGATCTGCTGAATCTCCAGCAGGCGGGCCTGCTTATGGTTGGCGTACTCGTCGGCGAGCTGGGCGGCGCTCTTCTGGCTGTCGTGGCCGATGCCGGTGGCGATATCGCCCAGTGGCTCGCCGGCGACCAGCATGCGAATCGTGATGTCGTAGGCCCGGGCGAATACCTTCTCGGCCCGTTCCACCTCCATCGACCCCAGGTTCTGCGCCTCACATTGCAGGGCCGCGTGGCGCACCGCTGCGTGCGTCCAAGCGCGTGACCCTGCCCTGCTGGGGTGGAAGTTCTCCAGCGCCTCTGCCAGGGCCCTCGCAAGCGGCGGTATGCCCATCTCTTCCGGGGTCGGCTGGCAAAGCTTGATGAAGTTGCCGCTGCTAGGGGCGAAGTCGGTACCCAGCACCCGGCACTTCTGGATGCCGAAGCGGATCTGCTCCAGGGTGTTGATGCCGGCGGCGACGAAGGACTTGATCCAGCTGCGCTTGGCAGCCTTCAGCGCGTCATCGTCCGGCCAGGCCTGCTTCCACGCCGGGAAGATGGCCTGCAGCTCCTTGAAAAGGGCATTGACGACCTCGGTGGTGCCTGGGTCGAGCTGCTTGGCCGGGGCATATACCTCGGCAGGCAGGTTGCCGGTCTTGGCCATGATCTGCGTCACGCTGCGCAGTTTCTGTTGTGCGCTCATAAGCCCCCCAGGTCATCAGCCCATGTGGTGTCGTTGAAGTCGGGGCCGTTGCGGCGCTGGCCCTGCTGGGCACCCGGCAGCACCTTCTCCGGAAACAGGCCAGTCCAGCCGTTGCTGATCGACTGGTTGATCACGGCGTCAGGCGAGTGGTGGCCGGCCAGGGTCTTGGCCTGCTTCGCGCAGGTGGTGGCGGTCAGCGGCTTGCGGATCTCTTTGCGGTGCTGGCACCAGTCGGCCCAGATCTGCTCGCTCACGTTGGCGGGCTTGCAGGTCATAGGGTCAAATTTCCGGGCCTTCTTCTTCGCCGAGGGAGCGGAAGCGACCGTCTGCTCTACTGGTTCAGTGACTGGTTCAAAAGAGTGACTGGTTCTGGGGGCAGCTCCTGCCCCACCCCCTGGGTTATGTCCTGCCCGAGGTGGGTTATCTCCTGCCCCACCACATAGGGCAGGAACTGCCCCACCCTCCAGCGCCAGGTGAAACACGTTCGACTGGTTAAGCTCACCCTTGCGGCGGAATTCACGGCGCAGCAGTCCGGACTTCTCCAACTCGCGGACGTGAACCTTGACGGTGGAGCGGCCGATCTCGCATTGGTCTGCGATGTGCTGATACGACGGCCAGCACTCACCCATATCGTTGGCGTTGTCGGCCAGCTTGATCAGCACAAGCTTGCGTAGGGGGTTGCCGACCTTGGTCTTCATGGCCTTGACCATCAGTTCCATGCTCATGGTCTGCGCTCCAAGGAATTGGGCGCGTCATACCCAACCGGAACGACATGTGCGGTCTGGTCCCACTTCCCGAGCTCTTTACCAAGGAACCAGCCACCAGCACTCCAGACAGGCTCATGCTCAAACCAAACCCAGTATTCAGGCTTGGCTGGATCGGTCGTTGTGTCAGCAGCGAGCCAATTGGCCCAATGAGGAGCGATAGCCCAATCTGGTTTGCTCATGCAGCACCCCGCATGGCCTTGTCGTGGGTGTGCAGGCCGTCCCAGTTCTTCTTCATGGGCAACTCGCCGGACAGGTACAGTTCGTACAGGCGAGTTGCCCCCTTGCGCAGGAGGATCGGCGTATAGCTGATGAATGGGTCTTTGCCGTGAGGAGCGACCTCATGCTGGTGCTCGGTCATGTACTTGTCCCGGGCATAGGCGGCGACGCGGTAGCGGGTACCGGATTTGCTTTCGTTGTAGAGCCAGTTGCGGCCCTCAAGGAAATGGCCCACCTGCATGACGTTGACCCCATTGAGGCCCTTGCAGAACTGGGTGGGGCTCATGCCTTCCTTGAACAGGTTTTCGAGGTGCTCGATCTTCGTGGCCTGGGCCTGAACTTCGACGGTCAGCAGCAAGCGAGCCTTCTCGGCTTCCTGCTTCTGCTCGACCTGGTCCGCCCAGGCGCGCGCGGCGGCGGCCGGGTTGGTGAAGTCGGGCAGTGCCAGGGCAGCTTGGGATTCCAGTTCGCGCCAGCGCTTAATAACGGCCATGCGCATTGCGGCGCTGTAACCGGTGAGCAGGCAGTCGGTGTGCTCGCGGTCAAGTAGGTACTCGGTCTGCTGACGGTTCATGCCGTCCAGATAGATGCGAGCAAAACTGCTCACATCTTCCTGCAGGTCTTTCGCCATGGACTGGATGTCCCGCTTCACGTCGGGGTGACGCTTGCCGGTCAGCTCGGCGATTTCACGCGACGACATCGTGCGCGCCACGAAATCGTGGTTCGCATTTTGTGGCGCGGGCCGTTTGAGGGCCTGTACACTTTGGGTCTGCATATGCATAATTCCCTTCAGAGTTTTGTGTTGCAGAGAGCCGGTCTAGCCACCGGCTTTTTTGTGCCCGTAATTCGGGCGATTCAGGCCCTATTGAGGCCTTCCAAGGTTCCGGAGCTTTCCGGCGCCTTTGGGTCTTGTCTTCTCGACGAGGCTGTCCCTCACAAGCCGGACCACATATTGCTCTGGCGAGATTCCCGCCTCTTTCGCAAGCTGCTCCAGCTTCAGGTAGTAACGCTCCTCAAGACCGTGACATAGCGTTTGGTCTGCCATTGGTCCCCCTTCCGGGCCTTCAGGCCGTTCGTTCTGCCGAGGTATCATCCTGGGCGATCAGCTGAGCGAGCTTTTCCTCAACGCACATCCGCACGAACACCGCTGGCTGCAGGCGATGGAGCTTCGCAACGGCGCGCACCGCGTCGTAGGTGTCCTCGTCGTAACGGGACTTGATCTCGCGGTCTTTCAGGTGGCGAGAGTCGTCGTAGCTCATTCGGGTATTGCTCCTTGATTGGTGATGGGTTAGGCGGCAGATTTCTTGGGTGATGCGCAAGCAAGCAGCCAGGCTTCGTCAAATGGCTTTCCGTTGCTCTGGGCCAGGATTGCGAGGGTGTTCGCGTAACTGGTCTCACCGGTGTATTCGGTTCGAGGCAGACAGCCTTTTGCTACCCACTTATCAACCGATTGACGGCTGACTCCGCAAGCCGCAGCAGCTGCAATGGCCCCTCCTGCGCTCTCGATTGCGTTTTGAACTGCGTTCATGGGACGACCCCTATTATCAACTCTCGGTTGATATTACAGATCAACTGACTATTGATGCAAGTGCGTGAGACGATCAACTGATGGTTGAGATAGAAAAAATTCGCGCTGATTTCTCTCGGCGCCTGCATCAGGCTTGTAATCTCGCAGGTGTAAGGGAGCGCGGCCGCGCGGTCGACATTCAGGCAGAGCTGAAGCGAAGAGGTGTTAAAGCCTCCACTACGGCGATTGGTAAATGGCTCAATGGAGAGTCCATCCCCGAGCCTGATAAGTTGATCCCCCTGTCAGATTGGCTAGGAGTACGCCCGGAGTGGTTAGAGTACGGGCGCGGCGACAGCCAGAAATATCAGTCAGGTGGGGTCGCTGAGACAGGGGGCACATTCCGGATGCCACCCGACATGCAGCCAGTGCACCCGTTCCAAGGAATGCCTATTCTTGGATTCGCTGCCGCTTCACCGCCCGTTAATCCAGATCAGAACAGAAAAGATGATGAGGTTAGTCATCACCCAAAGCCTATCCTTGAGCAGATTTTTAGAGCCCGCTCTGCGTTTGACTTAATGGATGAGAACAAGGCTGAAGCTTTATGTGCTGAGCTGATGGGTCGGGTGCCTCACGCGGCAGACATCCTTCTTCTCTTTGACGCGATTCTCCAGGCGGCGCTATGCCACGCTATGGACCTCGGAGAAATCAGAGCCCTCACCACGATGCTCAAAAAGATGCGGAACGAGAAGGTTCACGGCATAACGAAGCACCACACACGGAAGTAGGCTCGCCATAGCAGGATTTCTTTTTCAGAATGGTACGATTGGCTGACCGCCAAGACCATGAAAGGATTCCCATGCCAACTATCCAGTGCCCTGACTGCGATCGCCAAATTTCAGAATCTGCCCCGTCTTGCCCTGGGTGTGGAAGGCCTATGGCGTTGACGGCATATGAAGGATTGACTGATCGGCCATACTCGCGGCGCTCCCGATTCTCCATTACCTCCCTGATCAAGAGAATGCTGATCGTACTTTTTTTGATAGCAGCAGCTTGGTATGTGGCCACCATGTGGGCCGCCGATAAGTCCTTCCAGGCCACAAGTGAAAAGCTTGGTCGTGAAATGGGGCTTTCGGTAGTGGCTGAGCTCGGTAGGATGAATGCTAGCTGCAAGGCGAGCTCCGACCTCGACTCTGTGAGTGCCAAGACTGACGGTCTCTTTTCAAAAACTGGGTCGGTTTCCATTTACATTCTAGGCGCCAATGACCGATCCGTATCCCTGGACTATCGCTCCGAAATCGCTGGCGATAAGGTCTACCTTAAGCCAAAAAATCACCAGTCCGCTATGCTTCTGCTTACTCAATTTGCCGTTAGCGGCTGCCGATAG